CAATAAAAGACCTGTATAATGAAGCGCTTACAGTAGCGTAATACACAATATGATTCTATTCAAATATATTCGGTGGAAGAATATTCTGTCTACTGGTAACAACTGGACAGAAATAAAACTAAACAAATCTAAGTCGACGCTGATCGTGGGGGAGAATGGTTCTGGTAAGTCTACCATTCTCGACGCGTTGTCGTGGTCTTTGTATGGCAAGGCATTTCGCAAAGTCAACAAAGTACAGATGATAAACTCTATCAATGGTAAAGGTGCTGAGGTACAGGTAGAGTTTACCATTGGTAAAGACAACTACCAAGTGAACCGTACTATTAAGAAGTATGGCTCGTCGATGTTTGAGATATACAAGAACGATAAGTTGGTTGATCAAGCTGCTAACTCTCGTGACTACCAAGAGCACCTGGAACGTCAGATACTCAAGATGAATCACAGATCGTTTTGTCAGATCGTAGTACTTGGTAGTGCTACGTTTATGCCGTTTATGCAACTGTCAGCTCAGCATCGAAGAGAGGTGATTGAGGATCTGTTAGACATTGAAATCTTTACTACAATGAATACTCTCCTTAAAGAGAAGGTGTCTACTAACAAAGATAGTCTACAGCAGGTCGTATACGATACTGATATCCTAAACGAGAAGATCGATCTACAGAATCAATACCTGAAGACGGTCAAGGATGATAACGATAAACGTATCCAACAACATCATGACAAGATAGAAAAGTCTCGTAGTGAGATACAAGAGTACCAACAGCAGATCGAACAACTCAATACACGTGTAGCTGAATTGAACGGTAGCATTGCTGATAAGGATAATGTATCTAAAAAGAAGAAAAAGATCGAGCAGTTGGAAGTAAAGATAAAGAGTAAGATGTCATCTCTTGTTAAGGAGATTGAGTTCTTTGACAACCATGATAACTGTCCGACATGTAAGCAAGATATCGATCATGAGTTTAAATGCTCTACTATCGAAGCTAAGAACACTACGCTAGAAGATACGACTGTTGGCTTCGAACAGCTACAGAGAGAGTACTACAACATCACGGAACGTCTGGAAGAGATTAATAGCGTACAGGAACAGATGAACAATCTACTTACCGAGATCAATAGTAACAACTCTCACATCAATGCCATTAACCAGATGATTGGCAGCATCCAAAAAGACATTGATCAACTACAGTCAGAAGACCAAGATACCAGCGAATTAAGTGGTAAGCTGGACGAGTTGAATCAGCAGTTAGAAGCGTGTCAAACACGCAGAGAGGAACTTTCTACTGAGAAGAGTGTACTTGATATTGCTCAACTTATACTAAAGGACAGCGGTATTAAAACAAAAATTATCAAACAGTACGTACCGGTGATGAATAAGTTGATAAATAAATATCTCGCCGCTATGGACTTCTTCGTACAGTTTGAGTTAGACGAGAACTTTAACGAAACTATCAAGTCGAGGTTTAGAGATGAGTTTAGTTATGCTTCCTTCTCTGAAGGAGAAAAGATGCGAATTGATCTCGCGCTTTTGTTTACTTGGCGAGCTATTGCAAAGCTACGCAATAGCGTCAGTACCAATCTTCTTATCATGGATGAAGTATTCGACAGCTCATTAGATACTACTGGTACAGAAGAGTTTATCAAGATACTTAACACTCTAGTAGACGATGCAAACATATTCATTATATCACACAAAGGCGATCAATTGTTCGATCGCTTCCACTCAGTGATTAAGTTTGAGAAAGTAAAGAACTTTAGTAGGATGGTAGCGTGAATTTAGTTAGGTCCAGTGATCCAATTCTCCAATCTGCACCCGAACGCTTTGACTTTAACAATCCACCGATGGACCCTAAACAGCTTGCCGATGATCTAAAAGAGGCAATGTTAAAGTTTAGGGGTGTAGGTCTATCTGCCAACCAAGTAGGAATACCATACCAGGTGTTTGTTGCTGGTGATCCTAATGATCCGGATAATATTATTACAGCGTTCAATCCAAAAATAGTATTTCAAAGCGATCAGATTATACCTGTGGAAGAGGGCTGTCTTTCGTACCCTGGAATCTTTTTAATTGTTGAAAGGCCATCCATCATCCGCATGAGATATGCTGATCATACCGGACGTGTAGACACCTATATGTACGATGGGTTACCAGCTCGTGTTATACAACATGAGATGGATCATATGATGGGTACAAACTTTACCACACGAGTTAGCAAGCTAAAGTTAGAAAGAGCAAGAGCTCACAAGAAGAAGTTAGACCGTTTAAGACAAAAGAACCTAGAGAGGTTAAAACAGTATGGATAAGCTACCAGAACATTTAGGTGGTGGTGAGCGTCGATGTCACAATGATAGAGGTGCTCTTAGGTTTGCAATTAAGAACTGGGACGTTAAGTCCATGTTGGACATTGGATGTGGTCGTGCGTGCGTAGTTAAGGACGCAATCGATGTTCATCAACTAAATGCACTTGGTATTGATGGTGATCCAGGTACATTGCATGGTGAGTATAACTTCGAGCGACCAGATGTACCGTTCATCTTACATGACTACACGGAAGGTCCTGCACCGCTGGACGACCGTGAGTTTGATCTTTGCTGGACAGTTGAGTTTCTCGAACACGTTGATGAGAAGTACATGGACAACTGGATGGAAGATGTCAAGCGCTGCAAGTACGTAATCTGTACACATGCAGAACCAGGTGATGGTGGTCGTCACCATGTCAACGAGCAATATTACGAGTACTGGGTCGATAAGTTTAATCACTATGGCTTCGACTTTGATGTTGATCTTACTAATGGTTTAAGGGAAGCTAGCACGATGACTAAGAAGTTTATGCGTGAAAACGGTCTCGTGTTCATAAGGAGAGGATGATGCCAGAGGGTAAGGATCCAAGGGATTCTCATTTTGTTATTAGTTTAGTGAAAAGCACCGTACGATTGTTAGGGTGCTTTCTTGGTATTGCATTTCAGAGTATTACGGTATTGGCTTTCTTATTCTTGATTGCTGAGATACTTGGTATTTACGAGGAGCTGTGATGGAGACGTACAAGTATAGTGAGACGTTCTTTTCACCACAAGGTGAAGGAAACTATACTGGTCGATCCACATTGTGGATTAGGTTCTTTCTGTGCAATCTACAATGCAATGGTTTTGGCCAAGACGATCCAACTGATCCAGATAGTTGGGAATTGCCTTACGAAAAGCTGGACTTGAAAGACATTACACGTGTAGAGGATCTTCCAGTGTTTGATAAGGGATGTGACAGCTCTTATACTTGGGCAAAGCGATACCGTCACTTGATGCACGATAAGAGCGCATCCGATATTTGTGATGAACTGGAAGCGTTGTTACCACATGGTAAGTTTCTTAACCCAGAGACTGGCCAGCACGTACACATGGCGTTTACTGGTGGTGAGCCGATGCTAAAGAACAGTCAGTCAGCAATGGTTGATATCATGAGGGAGTTTGAAAGACGTGGTAACTTCCCTATGTTTGTAACCGTTGAGACCAATGGCACCAGACCACTAGAATCTGACATGAAAGAGTTTCTCGAGTACTATGATTTGAGAGGTGGTGAGTGGTTCTGGTCTGTATCACCTAAGCTGTGGTCTACTGCAGGTGAGAAGCCAAAGAAGGCTATTAGACCAGATGTAGTAAGAGACTACTGTGCCTTCTCTAACAGTGGTCAATTGAAGTACGTAGTGAACGGATGCGAAGAGTCTTGGCAAGAAGTTAAAATTAATACGCTGAGCTACCGAGACGCCGGTGCTACATTTCCAGTTTGGATTATGAGTTCTGGTGCTCGTAAAGAAGAGCTGGTGTTGGAAGTAGATGATGGGGTAACGCACGAAGCTAAGATTGCGGTCGAGGCTCTGCAAAGGGGTTATAACTATTCAACTCGAGCACATTGTCACGTGTTCGGAAATGTCATAGGAACGTAAGATGCAACCAATAGTATACAAGTATGTCAGCACTAAAGAATATGTTGACGAGTTTCCATGTGCCTACAGGCAATTCCGTGCTGACTCGCACTGTAATCTAATTCACGGCTATTCATTCTCAATGAAGTTCTATTTTGGTACTAATGATCTCGATGCTCGTAACTGGGCTGCCGACTATGGTGGCTTGAAAGAGCTAAAGGCAGTACTCAAAGATCAGTTCGATCATACTCTTCTTGTAGCAGAAGATGATCCAGAACTTGAGACATACAAACTGCTAGAGCAGAAGAAGATGGCTCGTTTGACCATCCTTCCTAAGTTAGGATGTGAAGGACTTGCTGATCAACTGTACCGTTTTGTTAATGGTGTCTATATTCCAGACTACTGGGGTCCTGCAGAAGCAGAGCGACTGTGGTGCTTCCGAGTAGAGGTACGTGAGACACAATCTAATATGGCTTTCCGTGAAGGTCATCGTGAGTGGGGTGAAGAGCTTATATGAGTTTTGAAGTTGAGATGCCAGCCATCGAAAAGGTGTGCTGGACCGAATATCATATCATGGTTCAAAACATTGCTAAGCAAGTAAAAGAGAAAGGGTGGCCACAGCAAGTGGTCGCTCTTGGTCGTGGTGGATTCATTCCTGGAGTCCACCTATCACATCTATTGGATGTTCCTCTAGTACCACTAATGTGGCAGACTCGTGACGGCCAAGTCAACGAGCACATTACTACAGATAAGCACACGTTGATCGTTGACGATATCAACGACTCTGGCCAGACACTTACCGAAGTGGTCAAGAACAATACCTGGAATGGTTATCTGTGGACTGCTGTGTTAGTTAATAAGACACATAGTTCGTTTACTGATGTTGATTATGTTGGTATGACCAGCGATAATAGCGATTGGATTTCGTTCCCATGGGAACGGTGAATAGGAGATATGATGAAGTTTAGTGACAAGGTTCGTGAGCGGTTAGAGAAAGCTGGTAGGCGGTATTGGGCTGGTGATAACATCAGTGACTTTATTAGTGAGAATGAATTAGAGAATCTAATTGATGAGGCCGAGGTAGCTTTTGAGGATGTACTACAGGCTTTGGTAATTGATCCCGAAGATCCTAACAGTGCAGACACTCCTCGTCGTCTAGCCAAGATGTATATCAATGAGCTTATGGAAGGACGGTATCATGCACGTCCTCGTGTAGCTGCATTCCCTAACGATAACTCTGAAGACCGATACACTGGCATGCTTGTAGTACGAGCAGAGTTAAAGTCTATGTGCTCACATCACCACCAGCCAGTGCGTGGCACTGCCTACATCGGAATCATTCCTGGTGTGCAAGTAATTGGTCTGTCTAAGTACGCACGTATTGCTCAGTGGTGTGCTCGTCGTGGTACTCTACAAGAAGAGCTTACTCGTAACATTGCTGAAGAGATCATGGCAGCAACAGGTAGTGAGGATGTAGGTGTATACATTCAAGGTACTCACGGTTGTATGGAGAACCGGGGCGTATGTGCTCATTCATCTCTAACTCAGACCTGTGTGCTACGTGGTCAGTTCTATAGTGCTTCTATTAAGCAGGAGTTCTATGACAACATTAAGTTGCAGCAAGGCGCAGTCGCCAATGCAGTTGGATGACATAAGGGATATCCTAGGCAAAGATACACTCCATAGGATATTCAACAACCGTCACTTAAACCAAAAGTTACTTGTCGATGTACCAGACGGTATCTATGATCATGTTTCAAAACAAGGTCTAGGCTGGCGTATGGTTTACATCGACAAGTTTATGACTCACATTATCTCCAGTAGTTGGATAGAAAAGGGTGGACCTTCTGGTCTACCTGATGTAATATCCAAAGCTCCTTTTGGAACTTATCCGGACATATCATGACTAGAGCGAAGAAGTATATTTGGGTTACCTATCAGAAAGAAGGTATCCATCGTTATCCCGATGCACCTAAAGGTGTAGAGTTTCTGAGAAACCCACATCGCCATATGTTTCACTTTAAGGTTCAAATTGAAGTGTTCCATGATGATAGGGACATCGAGTTTATTCTGTTTAAGAGAGAGCTGGAAGGACTGTACACTGATGGTATCCTACAGCTAGATTACAGATCATGTGAGATGATGGCAGATGACTTGGCTGATTATATTAAGGTCAACTACCCTGGCCGTCATTTAATTATTACAGTGAGTGAAGACGGAGAGAACGGAGCGACTTGTTATTATGATTGACTTTTGTCACATTGCACCAACGCCACACCTCGATCTAGTCAAAGATCGTAAGACCCATTTACTGCTTGCTCATCTTGTTGAAGATGATCCAGACTATGTTAAGTTCTACGTTGATCTGAAAAAGAACAACCGCGGCCTAACTTACATTTTGGATAACAGCGCATTCGAGATGTACAAGCAAGGACGTCAGATGTACCCATCTAACAAGCTGATTGAGATGGGTGAGAAGATTGATGCGGACTACATTGTAATGTCTGACTATCCTGGTGAATCAGGTCAGCGTACAATTAGCGCTGCATGCTTCATGGCACCTCAGTTACGAGAAGCTGGCTTTGGTACTTTCTTTGTACCACAGTCTGAGATTGGTAACATCCGAGACTATCTCGAGACCTGTTTATGGGCATCGAGGATCCATCATGTAGACTATATTGGTATTTCTATCCTTGGCGTACCTAATGCTTATGGAGTAGAGAGGGACAATAAGCTACAGCGATTTGTTAGTCGATGGAAAGTGCTGACTAAGCTAACACGTATGGGTTTCTTTGGTAATGTAGTAATGAACAAGAAGAAGATTCATATGCTTGGTATGGTTGATGGACCTAATGAGATCGATCTAGTCAAACACTTTCCTATTGATACTTGGGATAGTAGTGCTGCTGTATGGACTGGTCTTAACGGTATACGTTTTGATGGATCACCAACTGGTCTTATCGATGGAAAGTTTGAGAAAGAAGTTGACTTTAACTTCCATACCGATGATACTAGCCTGGTGAATACAGCACGTGACAACATGGATTATATTGATAGGCTTTGTTCTAATGAGTGAGAAATTTAGATTTGATGAAGATAAAATTCTAGCCGAGGCATTGACGTATCTTGAATCTACCTACGTAGGTCACTATGTTGGTGAGCTAGCAGGTAAAGAGCAGGATAACATTCAGACAATTGACGTATGGCAGACTCTTGGGTCTGTCGATACTACGTGTCGCGATACTGCTATCAAGTACTTAATGCGGTACGGTAAGAAGGAAGGGCACAATAGAAAGGACTTGCTGAAGGCAATCCACTATATTGTTTTATTATGGTATTTTACACAGGATACATTTGATGATGATTCACCTAGCATCACCAAACTCGAACTCATCTCTAAGTGAGTTTGATGACGATCAAGTACAACCGAATGCTATCGACCTACGGGTAGATAAGATATTCCGATCTTACAGTCAAGTGTTTTTGATTAGTGAGAAGGAAAAGCAGCATCGTGAATCGAAAGAGATTAAGCCTGTTGATGGATGGTGGCGTCTTGATCCAGGTAGCTACGAAATCATTATGCAGGGCATTGTGTCTATTGGTGAGGACGAAGCTGGTTGGGTAATTACAAGATCCAGTCTCAACCGTAATGGATGTTTCATTACATCTGGTCTGTACGATTCTGGGTATGAGGGTGTGATGGCTGGAGTCCTTCATGTCAATAATGGTCCTATCATGATCAAGCATGGTACTCGTGTAGGACAGTTTTTATTATTTAAAGCTGAAGCGCTAAACCAGTATGATGGTGATTACGGTGTCGGTAAGCAGCATGACCAAAAGTATGGAGAAAGTTAATGGAAGTTGAAGTTAGTATTGAAGAGCTGCGTAAGCGTAAGTTAATGGTATGCACACCGATGTATGGTGGTATGTGTGCTGGTACTTACACAAAGTCATCAACTGACCTTGCACAGGCAGCTGCAAAGTATGGAGTGGAGCTTGTCTTCTTCTATCTGTTTAACGAGTCACTGATTACTCGAGCACGTAACTATTGTGTTGATACATTCATGCGATCAGATTGTACTCACATGATCTTCTTGGATAGCGACATCGGATTTGATTTCAATGATGTACTTGCTATGCTTGCTCTTATGAGTGAAGATAGTGATTATGACATCATGTGTGCTCCTTATCCTAAGAAGACAATTGCTTGGGAGAAAATCAAGGATGCAGTTGATCGTGGATACGCTGACGACAACCCAAACGAGCTGGACAACTTTGTTGGAGACTTTGTATTCAACCCAGCCGCTGGTTCAGGTACATTTAAACTGACCGAACCTGTAGAAGTATTGGAAGGTGGTACTGGATTTATGATGATTCAGAAGAGAGCGTTCGAGAAGTTTGACGAAGCATATCCACAGCAGAAGTATCTTCCAGATCATGTTCGGACAAAGGACTTTGATGGTAGCCGTGAGATCATGGCTTACTTTGATACTGTCATCGACGAAGAGACCAAGCGTTATCTGTCAGAGGACTATATGTTCTGTCAGTGGGCACGTAAGGCTGGTATCAAGGTTTGGTTGTGTCCATGGATGAAAACTAACCACATGGGTTCATACTTCTTTGGTGGCTCATTAATACACCTTGCTCAGATTGGTGCATCGGCTACTGTCGATGTTGAAAAGGTCAAGAAGGTTAAGCGATGAAACTAACGCAACGTACTTTCCAAGTACTAAAGAACTTCTCTACTATCAACCCAACGTTGTGTGTATCGAAGGGCAATGTGATTCGTACTGTATCACAGAATAAGACTGTACTTGCTCAAGCTGCCGTCCAAGAAGAGTTTCCACGAGAGTTCGCTATATACGATCTCAGCGAGTTTCTTGGTGTAGTTAGTTTGTTTGATGAGCCAGACTTTGATTTTGATACATACTACGTTTCTATTAGTGATGATAATAAGGCAAGCAGCCAATACTTCTATGCTGACAAGTCGATGGTTACCATACCACCTGACAAAGCAGTTACGTTGCCAGACGAACCAATCAAGTTCGTCCTTGGTGACAAAGTACTAAAGCACTTGCTACAGGCAGCATCTGTAATGGGTCTGCCCGAGCTTATCATCCAAGGCGATGGTGATACAATTAAGGTACTTGCTACCAACACTAAGAACACTACAGCACATCAATTTTCTTATGAGGTTGGTAAGACCAGCGAGCAGTTCAAGGTTGTATTCAAAGTAGAGAACCTTAAGCTAATTGCTGGTGCATATGATGTCACTATCTCTACACAGAGACTGGCACAGTTTACATTAACAGACGGATCACTGACATACTGGATTGCTATGGAAGGTTCGTCGTACTTTGGAGGACAGTAAGGTTGGCTAAGAAGGTTGGGAGTAACATCCTGGGAGTAAGCATGAGTCGTGATGGTAACCATAAGCGTACCAGTATCGGCCGAGGTAAAGTTAAGATGAGTTCCATGAACAAGTCTGCTAAGAAAAGTTTCAAGAAGTATCGAGGACAAGGGTAATGATCGGAACGCAGCTACCAAATGTAACATTTAAGACGCGAGTACGAGACGAGTCTATTAGTGGAGATAATCCATACACGTGGAAAGATGTAACAACTGATGACCTGTTTGAAGGTAAAAGAGTTGTACTGTTTAGCCTACCTGGAGCCTTTACACCTACATGCTCTACTTACCAGCTACCTGACTTTGAGCATCTGTATGATGTGTTTGTTGATAAAGGTATTGACGAAATCTACTGCCTATCTGTAAATGATTCGTTTGTAATGAATAAGTGGGCTCAAGATCAGAACCTAAAAAATGTAAAAGTGATTCCAGATGGCAGTGGTCTTTTTACATTGGGTATGGGAATGTTGGTGTCTAAGGACAACCTTGGATTTGGCCAGCGCTCTTGGCGTTACGCTGCTGTTGTTAACGATTGTATAGTCGAGCAGTGGTTTGAGGAACCTGGTAAGGAAAATAACCATCCAGACGATCCATACTTTGTATCATCTCCTCAGAACGTGTTAGAGCATCTTTGATTTTTTTATTTTATTATGAGTGCATGTGATGTCAAAAGATTTCTTGTGGGTCGAGAAGTATCGACCTAAAACTATCAGTGATACAATTCTACCTGACGAGCTGAAGGAAACATTCCAACAGTTCGTTGATCAAGATAGCATTCCTAACCTTTTGTTATCTGGTGGTCCAGGTATTGGTAAGACTACTATTGCTCGTGCTATGTGCGAGCAACTTAACGTCGACTACATCGTGATCAATGGATCGATGAATGGTAACATTGATACTCTTCGCACAGAGATCAAAGACTTCGCATCGACTATCTCATTCACAGGTAACCGTAAGTATGTTATCCTCGATGAGGCTGACTATCTAAACCCACAGTCTACTCAACCTGCTCTTCGTAACTTCATGGAAGAGTATAGTAAGAACTGTGGGTTTATCCTTACTTGCAACTTTAAGAACCGTATCATTGATCCCCTGCACTCTCGTTGTAGTGTGATTGAGTTTAAGATAAACGGTAAAGACAAAGCCTCTATGGCTAGCCAGCTGTTTAAGCGTGTCAAAGCGATTCTAAGCGATGAAAACGTCTCTTATGATCAGAAGACCCTAGCTGAGCTTATCACCTTATACTTCCCGGATTTTAGGCGTGTAATCAACGAACTGCAACGGTACAGTGCTACTGGTAGCATTGATAGCGGTATCCTTGCCAACCACAGCAGTAATATTCAAGACCTGGTTAGTATCCTAAAGAGTAAGAAGTTTGTCGATATGCGTAAGTGGATTGCAGACCACAAGGATATGGATACTGCTCAGCTATATCGACAACTGTACGACAATGCTTCACAGTATGTCAAACCTCAAAGCATTCCACAGCTTGTAGTCACGCTTGCTGACTATCAATACAAAGCTGCGTTTGTAGCTGATCATGAGATTAATAACGTAGCCTGTATGACCGAGCTTATGATGGAAGTCGACTGGGCATGAATCCTTTTGACTACTTAAACGCTATCAACGATACAAAACAAAACGTAATCGAAGATAGTGATAACCCTGAACTAGCTGAGAAGCTATACCCACCCTATCTTGTCAACAGAGGACTGTCGTTCTTTATAGACACAGTGTATCTTGCTAACGAGATGAACCGTCACCACCACTTAGAAAATAAGATGCAATTTGACTTTCTTATAAATATCGTAAGAAAGAAAAAGCGTTTTAGCAAGTGGTTTAAAGCGCAACCTGATGAAGAAG